CCGAGCCGCATTTTATTTTTGATAGTTACTTTAGTCTGCGCTGTGCACGGCCAATGCCTATGTTTGGAGTACCCGGTTTGATTGATCATTTCTAAGGGGATGAAATGGGTTTTTTTACTTCTGTTCTTAAGGCTGTTGCTCCTATTTTGGGGAGCGGCATTTCTGCAAAATCTAGTAAGTCTTCTGCTAAAGATCAAATGGAATTTCAGGAGCGTATGTCTAATACTGCTCATCAGCGGGAGGTTACTGATTTACGGGCTGCCGGCATTAATCCTATTTTGTCTGCGAAGCTTGGAGGTGCCTCTACTCCAGCTGGCGCTGGTTATCAGACGCCAGATTTTGGTCAAAGTGTTAAAGCTGGCTTGGAATCTCAAAAGATTGATCCTGATATTGAATTGACTAAAGCAACTACTGCAAAACAAACGCAGGAAGCTGCGTTGGCTGGTCAATTGCAGGAAAAAGCGGACGCTGAAACTAAGGTTGCTTCTGCTCAGGCTGCACGTCTCAATTGGGAGTTGGAAAAGGATCGTTTTCTTCAGGAGAATTATCGCTCCTGGGAAAACACTGGCTATCGTGATGTTGTTCAGACTAAGGAGAGTGAACTAAAGAGTTTTTATGTTGATCAGGAGTTTGATGCTCGTCATCAACTTGATGCTTTTGCTACTCGTAATGGGTACCGTAATTTCATGCATGCTATTCAGCATACTGACTTTCGCCAGCAGGTAACCCAACTGGCTATGAGTCAGCAGGCTTTAAGTCAACGAGGCCTTGATAGTCCTAGGCTTCAAGCTTTATCGGATTTTTATAAATCCGGTTTTGGGCGCGAGGTCGCGCCTTATCTTAATTCTGCTGGTCAAGCATCCGGTATTGCTTCAGATGTTTTACAGGGCTTGTCTATTGGCAAGCGTATTCTTGGTATTCGTAAATAAGGAGATTTTTTATGTTTTCTCGTAATCATATCCGTGAGCGTGTTCCTGTCGTCCTTGAGTGCAACGGTTTAGGACGTACTAAACAAGCTCATAAGGATGAATGTGATATTAATAAAATCGTTTCTCGTTTTGAGAAGACTGGTGTTCTTTCTCATGTTGCAGCCGAGCAGGCTGCTTATGGCGATTTCTCGCCTATTGATTACCGGGATGCTCTTGACATGGTTATTAAGGCTGAAAAGGCCTTTGCTGATCTTCCTGCGCGTGTTCGCGCAAGGTTTAATAACGACCCCGGGTCGTTTCTTGAAGCTGCTGAGAATCCCGATATGCGGGATGAATTTGAGCGTCTTGGATTGTTGAATCCCAAGGCCCCTGAAGGTGTCAAGACCGGCGCAGCCGGTGTTGATGCCGCAGGGGGTCTAGCAAGCCCGGAGGGCGCGCAGTAGGGCCGCGAAGCGGACCGGGAACAGTTACTACTTGATGTAACTGTTCCCACTGACAGAAAGTTCTTTACATTCTGTCAGTCAGTGTTATAATAGATATATCAACTTAACGGGGGTATATGATGGCTTATCCAGTATGGAAACATTTGGAGCATATGAAATTGCTCTCGGTTACTATTCCTTTCCGTATTGCTTATTGTGTTTCTAATGTTGTTTATTTTCGTTTGCCGAATGGCAAATGGGATCATGCATTTATGTGAGGTGTCATTATGAAAAAACGTTTTAAGTTGTCTCGTCGTTCTTCTAAGAAGATTTTCCGTAAGTCTTCAGGTGTGAAAGGTCGTAATTTTTCTACAGGTGTTCGTGGCGGGTATCGGCTGTGAAATGCCGTGTTATCGTCCACTCGAAGGGTATAGGGCTAGGACTGTTAACGCCTCGGGAAAAAGGGGAATTGTTTTTAATAAGAAAGACGGTTTCGTCGATCTTCCCGTTAAGGTTCCTTGTGGCCAGTGTGTTGGCTGCCGCCTGGAGCGTTCTCGTCAATGGGCTATCCGGTGTGTTCATGAAGCATCACTCCATGAGGACAACTGTTTTATCACTCTCACCTATTCGCCGGAGAATCTTCCGGTCAATGGTTCCTTGGTGCTCAAGGATTTTCAGGATTTCATGAAGCGGTTTCGGGAGGCGGTCGAGCCTACCCGGATCCGCTTTTTTCATTGTGGTGAGTATGGGGAGAATTTGGGTCGGCCCCATTATCACGCTCTGATTTTTGGATATGATTTTTCCGACAAGTTGTTATGGAAAAATACGGCGAGCGGTAAGTTGTGGCGTTCGCCTATGTTAGAAAAGCTTTGGCCTTATGGCTTTTCAACGATTGGAGTTGTTAATTTTGAGACTGCTGCTTATGTTGCGCGGTATGTAATGAAGAAGGTCTCCGTCTCGGGCAAAGCGAAAGCCGAGCAAAAAGAGAAGGAAGAAGTTTTACGGGATCATTACAGTCGGATCGATGGCGATACGGGCGAGGTTCTTGATCTCAAGCCTGAATATATTACTATGAGTCGACGTCCTGGTATTGGTGCTGAGTGGTATCGCAAGTTTAAGGGTGAGGTATACCCTGATGATTTTGTAGTGATGAATGGTCGAAAGGTAAAGCCTCCCAAGTTTTATGATCGTCTCTTGGGTAATGAAGATGAGGCAGAACTGAGGGCTATTAAAAACCGGCGGGTAGGTGCTGCGGTTGAATGGGAGCACGAACAGACTTATGAACGTCTGCGAGTGCGTGAAAAGTGTACAGAAGCCCGTATAGGGCGTTTAAAGAGGGATTTGAAATGATTTTGAAGTCGTACTCTGTATTTGATAGTGCTACTGGTGTTTTTACTACTCCTTTTATGGTTCACAACGATCAGGCTGCCATGCGTAGTTGTGTATCGGCAATGGATGGCACACTTTTTGGCGAGTTCCCTGAACAGTTTTCACTTTTTCATATTGGAGAATTTGAAACTGCTTCAGGTGTTTATTCTCCTAGTGAGCATAGGCTGGTTACTAATCTTTCCAGTCTTGTTCCTCAGACTTTCGCTGCAAAGCAGAACACTATTCAATTCGTGGAGTAAAAAATGAAGCTTCAATCTGTAATGCATTCGTTCAATCGTGTTCCTTCTGCCGATATTCAACGCTCCAGTTTTGATCGGTCACATGGTTATAAGACTACATTTGATGCTGGTTATTTGATTCCCATTTATGTGGATGAGGCATTGCCCGGTGATACATTCAATTTGAATATGACGGGTTTTGCACGTCTTGCTACTCCTCTCGATCCGATCATGGATAATATGTATATCGAGACTTTTTTCTTCGCTGTTCCTAATCGGTTGCTTTGGGATAATTGGGAAAAGTTCAACGGTGCTCAGGATAATCCTGATGATTCGACGGATTTTCTGATTCCTCAAATGGTTTCACCTTCTGGGGGCCATCTTGTCGGTTCTCTTTCTGATTATTTTGGTATTCCGACTGGTGTTGCGAATCTTTCGCACTCTTCGCTTTGGCATCGTGCCTACAACTTAATTTACAACGAGTGGTTCAGAGATGAAAATCTTCAGGATTCTTTGGTCGTGGATAAGGATGACGGGCCGGATGCATCAACTGATTACGTTCTTAAGCGGCGTGGTAAACGCCAAGATTATTTCACTGGGTGCCTACCGTGGCCACAGAAGGGTGACGCGGTTCAGATTCCGCTCGGCACTCGTGCTAACGTTTTGGGTATTGGTCCTGTTGATGGTTCTATCACTCCTAGTACTGGAACTATCCGGCAATCAGATGGCTCCAACTTGGGTGCTTCCACTACTCTTACAACTGCTATTAGACTTGCGGTGACGGGTACGTCTCCTAATATCGTTCCTAATATTTATGCAGATTTGACGGATGCAACAGCCGCTACTGTTAATGAACTTCGTCAGGCGTTTCAAGTACAGAAAATGCTCGAGCGTGACGCGCGCGGTGGTACTCGCTATGTCGAACTTTTGAAGTCTCATTTTGGTGTTACCAGTCCTGACTTCCGTCTTCAGCGTCCTGAATATCTTGGTGGTGGTTCTTCGCCTGTGAATATTCAGCCTGTTGCATATACTGCTATTAATACTGCTGCAACCATTAACGCCGGCGATCTTGGCGCTATTGGTACTGCTGTTATGAATCGCCATGGGTTTAGTAAGTCTTTTGTTGAGCATTGCACAATTATTGGTTTGGCTTGTGTTCGTGCTGATTTGACATATCAGCAAGGTCTCGACCGGATGTTTAGTCGTCAGACTCGATATGACTTTTATTGGCCTTCCCTCGCCACAATTGGCGAGCAGGCTGTTCTTAATAAAGAGCTTTACGCTCAAGGAACAACTGCTGATGATGATGTTTTTGGGTATCAGGAACGTTATGCTGAATACAGATACAAGCCTAGCCGTATTACTGGGAAAATGCGGTCTAACGATGCTGCTACTTTAGATACTTGGCATCTTTCTCAAGAATTCGGTTCTCTACCAGTTCTGGATTCAACGTTTATTGAAGAAAATCCTCCAATAGATCGAACTATCGCTGTAAGCTCCGAGCCGCATTTTATTTTTGATAGTTACTTTAGTCTGCGCTGTGCACGGCCAATGCCTATGTTTGGAGTACCCGGTTTGATTGATCATTTCTAAGGGGATGAAATGGGTTTTTTTACTTC